AACTCACAGCTGATTCTATCTATGTGTTTAGGTAATGTAGCTCCTTTTTCATATATTCTTAAATAAGAATATGTTGGAAATATTTCTTTTTTAATTTGTTTTTGTAAGGTAGGTATTAGCTCTACTAGTAAAACCTCCATTAATATATCACCATAACAACAATAAACATCTTCTACTTGTTTGTCTCCAAACTCTCCCCACTCTTTTGCACAAGGAGATATATAGTTAGTTTCTCTAAAAGTTTTTAAAACCTCTCTTTTTAAATATAAATACCTGCAAGAAAAGTATTGCATCTCTTTAGAGATAACATTTTTTAAAACTTTAAAATTATTTTTCATTTAAACGAAGGTCCTAAATTCCACATTACTAAAGAATATCTTATTCCCTTTTTCACTGGTTTAACTCTGTGCCAAACAAAACTGGGAAATACAACTATAGATCCTTTAGTTTTTATTTCTTTACATCTTAATATTCTTTTCTTTTTTATATTGCCACAATCAAATTCTAAATCACCGCCTTCATATTCTGATGAGTCACTTAATGAAACAGTTACAGATAGTTTTCTATTCTTATTATGTTTTTTAGCGTCATCTGGCATATTGTAAGGATTGTTCCAGCTATCTATATGCCAACCGTAGAATTGATTTTTTGAATATTTAGTAAATTGACAAGACTCTGTAAAGTCCCAATCGTAATTCCACCCTGCATTTTTGTTAGCCAAATTAATAAAAGGAATTATTTCTTTGTATATCCACCTATCGTTTAACCAAACTATATTGGAGTTTCTTGTTTTTTTAAAATCTTTTACCTTATCCTCCTCTGCTCCTATTGTTCCCAAAATTGGTTTTTTTTCTAAACCACGTTTTATAACAGCATCACAAAACTTATTTGATACAGCTTTTTTAAAAAACCAATAATGATAATTTAGATTCATTTCTTAACAACTCCTAAATTAAACGATATAGATATCCTGTCTTTTTTACTTTTGTTAACTTGAACATAATGTTCCAACCAACTTGGAAATATATATAACATGTTTTCTTTTGCATTCAAATAATTTAATGTCGTTGTTTCTGGACTAAGTTTATTCCAAAATTCATCTTTCCAATCATTTTCTGTATGACTACAAGGGTGACGTAGTATAATATTGCCACAATCTTTTGGTGTTTGCACATAAAAAACACCTGAAAAAAAAGAATTAGGATGAACATGAACAACATTATATCCACCTTTTGGATTAATATTTATCCACATATTTTTTAAATTTATTGTGTATTTTTTAGAACCATCTAAAGCATAAAATATTTTTGAACCCACTTCACATATTTTATCAGCTAAATTAGATAAAGAGTTTGGAAAAAACAATTCAGTTGATTGCCAACCATCTCTGTTAGATACATTTCTACCGGAATCAGTTTTTTTTAAATCATAACAATATTTTGTTATTTTTTTAATATTTAAATTAAGTTTTGTTTCAGAACACGGCACTGAAAACATTCTGTTTATTAATATACTCATTTTAAAAATAATTAAAATTTATAACAATTCTACTTTTACAATTTGTTGTATTTGTGCTTGAATGCATTTCATCACTATTAAACAAAACAATTCTATTCTCAACAGAATTAATTTTTTTGTTTTTAAATAAAGTATATCCATCGTTTGTATTCACATAATAGATAGCAGCTTTACATTTAAAATCTTGGTCTTTATGTTTTTTATAAGTTACTTGTTTATGGGACATGACATTTAAATTAGCTTTTATTCTCACTAAAGCATGAGGATTTAGTTTATTTAATAAAGACTCTATACAACTAAAATAGTTTGAATTAATTTGATTATCTGCGTAAAAAATGTGAGTAAATTGAAAATCAAATAAATCTTTTGATCCTTTAATTTTACTGTGATTAAAAAACCATGGAAAAGTATTAGACATTAAAATATCTTTTAAAATAGCATGGTCTCCTTCATCTAAAAAATTATCTATAATTTTCATTGCACCACAAAATTAATTACACATCTAGTTTGAGTATCTGTTTGAGTAACACCGTAATGTGTTGTATCTCCAGAAAAAATAATTAATTGATTTTCCTCTTGCATAATTTTAGTAAACTTGTTTGTTTTTTTATTTAATATGTTGGTGTAACCATTACACTTATTTACATGATATACAGCTGACATATAATATTCAGTAGCATCAGCCATATCTTGATGTTCACCGTGTTTTATATGTTTATTTTGATTAGTATAAAGATTTGCCTTACATCTTGCTACATGTGTGTATGGAAATATTTTATGTATTTTTTTATAACAAATATTTAAATGCTTATCATATGAACTGTAAACTTTATTATTTTCTTTAAAAATATGCACAAACATAAACTGATTATGTTCTTTTAAACTTGGTGGCCAAAAATTATTTGGATTAAAGTACCATGGAAAAGCAGATTTCTTTTCACACATTAATTCTTTAATCGTATTAAAATTTTCTTTAGGTAAAAAATTTTTTATGACTTTCATGGAAGTGTTTATAACACAACACTAAAAATATGCAAATTAATTAAGACCAAGAACTAGTATTGGGATCCCAAATTTTAGTTGTTATTGAAGAGTCACAGCCTTGTGCAATCCATCTCTCATTATCTTCCTCCCATAAAACATCATATAAAGCGTCATCAGGAGTAGTTGGTTTTACAATTGGAGGTTGCCAATCAAAATTAGAGTCAAGTGTCCAAGATTCAAAAGGTTTAGGTTCTATGAATACATCGTTTGTTGAATCGTATGTATAACCTGCGGATGGAAATTGTTTTCTTGTTCCATCCTTAAAAGCCTGTTTCCAAGGTCCTGGTCCAAAAGTTGTTGCATAGATTTCTCCTTCAACGTGTTTAGGATTATCTTTTAAAAGCCCTCCACCACTTGGAATTTGAATATCCTCTGCTACAGCTATTACTTGTAATACGACACCATTTGAGTCTAATTGTGCAAAATGTAAATACATGATTATGTTACTATTATTGTTCCAGAAACATTAAACGTGGCTATGTTATCTCCTCCTGTACTTCCTGTGGTATTTGTACCTGGAGCTACAGTAAAAGTTCTAGCGCTTGGTCCTCTAACAATAACTATTCCAGAACCACCTGATCCACCTCCGTTGTATCCTCCTCCGCCGCCTCCGCCAGAGTTTGCTGGTGAACTACTTCCTGTTCCGTTGGATCCCGCTCCGCCGCCGCCGTTTCCGCCGCCGCCTGCTTGACCTCCACTTCGACATCCACCGCCGCCTCCGCCAGCTCTAGTCGTTGAAGATCCATTAATACTATTTGCTGTTCCGTTTCCACCGTTTCCACAATTATTTGATCCAGCAGCTTGACCCACTTGGCCAGCTCCACCACCGCCGCCGCCAGCTCTAGCTGGGGGTGTTGGGTTACCGTCACCGCCATCGTTTCCTTCTGGTGGAGAAAAACCACCTGCATTTCCTTCACCGGCAGCTCTAATTACTCCACCGCCGCCTCCGCCGCCTGACGCTGATCCACCAGGTTGACCTGTATTGTTATCTCTTGATCCTCTTCCGCCAGCTGTTGATGTAATATTGGCTCCAAAGTGATTTAAAACTGAATCATTACCTCTTCCTGCTTGTCCACCTCCATCACCAACTGTGACATTATATTGTGTTCCACTTTCAAATTCTATTTGTGTACCGCCTGGAAAAGAACTTCTATGACCACCTGCTCCTCCACCACTTGCATTATCATCTCCGCCACCGCCGCCTCCAGCGACAACTAAATAATCTACTGCAAATTTAGGTTTTACACTACCACCACCAAATCCCAATATTTGATAGCCAAAAGACTTGGTTTTAGGTCTAGTTTGTTTTTTCTTATGACCTTTTGGGTTTTCTACAATAATTTGTTTCATAACTAACTCCTATTAAGCGTCGTTAGCAGCATCGGTAGTGAAGAATAATTTAACTCCCAATAGTTTCGCATCAGCAGTTAAACCATCTTCTGATACGTCTCTCTGTATTTGAAAGAATACCTGTTCATCTGTACTAGGTGAACCTGCAATAGTCACTGCTCCACTTTCTGCTGTAACGTCTAAATCATTTGCTGTTCCACTATGAGCTTTTGCTGTTGGTGCAACTGCAGTTCCAAACGCTGTATTGATGCTATCATCATCTGCAATAGCTACACCGCTTAACGCCCAAGATGTAGTTCCTGTGTTTGTTGAATCTGCTGTAAAAAATGCTTGAAAAGTAATTGTGCCTTCGTTCCATGATTTAGGAAATGCAACAGCAAATTGTGCGAACTCATCTGAGTCTTTGTCAAAATCTAGTGTCTTAATTTCAGGTCCATTTGATAATTCTACTTGTGCTAAATCTGCACAACCATTTGTTGAATTAGGGTACATTGATTGTGCTGGAACCCAAATAGTTTCTTTTCCAGCAATTTTAATAGCTGCTGTGTTATCTCCTGCATCTACAGCTTTAGCTATCCCGGTTCCATTAGGCGAAATAGTTATGTCTCCATTTGCTGCGTCAGTAATTGTTATATTTCCTGAATTAGTTCCAGAATTTGTATTTAAAACAAGATCTGAGGCACCACCTGTTGTAACCGTAAGAGTGCCAGCTCCGTTGGAAGTTAAGATAGCTGCTGCTCCCGAGTCTCCAACCTTTACTGTATCTCCAGCAAGAACAACATCTCCAGTTCCTTTTGGTGTAATGTTTATATCAATATTTGAATCATCTCCGGTAGATGAAATAGTTGGACCTGCACCAGTTGCAGCGTTTGCAATTGTAAATTCATTTACCGCAGAACTTGTAGCCGTTAAAAGTGCAAGTTGGTTTCCGTTAGTGTCTAAAACTGATGTACCAATTTTAGGTGAAGTTAAAGTTTTGTTTGTTAAAGTTTGTGTTCCAGTAAGTGTAACATCACCAGCTGGTAAAGTATCTATATCTGGGTTAGTGCCATCATTCGCAGTTGCAAATACTAAAGCATCACCTTTATCGCTCGCTGCAAAAGTAAACGAATCACCACTTCCTGAAGCATATTTAAACTGAACTGTGTATGAACCAGATGTTGAATTTCTTAAAAAATAAAAAGTCTGCACATCGATTGGAATAGTTACAATTTGATTACCTGTGATTGTACCTGTGAACTCAATCATTCTATGAGAAAGTTCTGCACCAGTTGATCCATCAGAAACTGCTAGAGCAGTTGTTTGAGCGCCACCTGCTATAGATTTAGCAATATAGCCACCAGAAATTTGTTCTATGATTTGTAAATTAGTATTAGTTTTCGTTCCCCATGTACCGGCGTTTTCACCAGTTGCTTGAAGTTCTACCCCTAAAGGTGTGTATGTTGATGCCATATTTTTATCTCCTATGCAGCGTCACTATAACTTGTATTTGATCCAGTTGCAACATTTGAATACGAACTATTTGATCCTGTTGATTGATCAGAATAAGACGAATTAGATCCTGTTGATGCATTACTATACGATGTATTTGAACCAGTGTCAATATTGCTAAAAGAACCGTTTGATCCCGTATTTATATTTGCAAAAGCTTGAACTCCGCCTTCTCCTTGTAAAGCGTTAATAGCATCTAAACTTAAACCAACAACATCTGCTGGTGCTATAGAACCCGCAGCTGAGGTTGCAGCGATACCTGTTAAACCTACGACATCTGCAGGAGTTAAAGAACCTACAGCGGAAGTTGCAGCAACACCAGTTAAATCAACCAAACTAATAGGACCAATTTCTAAAGTCCCAATACTAATTGTTGCAGAAACACCTGTAATTTCTGCTGGACCAAACTCTAAACCTAAAGTTCCAGGACTAGCTGTAGAAGATACTCCTGAAATAGATGCTGGACCAAATTCTAATCCTAGTGTGCCTTGACTTATTGTAGATTGTTGTCCTGTTAAAGATACTGTTGGACTAATTACAAAAGAAAAAGATCCAACACTTGTTGTTGCTTCTTGGCCAGATAAACCAACTACATCTGCAGGAGTTAAAGAACCTACGCTTGCAGTTGCCTCTCTACCTACTAAAGGGATAACTTGATTAGGAGATTCGCCCCAACTTAAATCACTCCATCCATCTCTACCCCAACCAACTAAAGTTCCTGCATACGATAAAGTTGGAGTTGCAAAAGTAGATTGTACACCTGTTAATGGTACACCTATTTCACCATCAATTTGTGGACTACCAACACTACTTGTCATAGAGTGATTGGAACCAATCATCTCTAATAAAATTTTATTTTCTGTAGTAATATTTCCTAAAGTAGAGGTTGCTTCAAGTCCAGAAACAGAAATGGTTTCATCTCTACCTTCACCCCAATCAGCTGTGTTCCAAGATAATCTTCCCCAACCTGTTTGATTAGATTCTTCCGTTGTACCAAGTGATACTGTTGCTTCTTGTCCTGTTAATGTAACAACTGGATTATCACTTTCTCCATAAGGTTCTTCACTCCAGCCAGCTCTACCCCAACCTTGGTTAGCTCCTGAAGTTACATCTCCGATAGATGTAGTTGCAGATACTCCTGTTAAAAAAACTAATTCATCAGTGACTTTTCCCCATGAACCACCGGTGTTCCAAGCCTCAGCACCCCAGCCTTCTTGTAAAACTGTAGCGCCACTCCATTGAGATTGATCCCAGGTTAACCGGCCCCATCCTGAAGTTACCGACATGGTCGGCCTCCTATGCTATACGGATTATTGCGTTGCTTGCGTCTGCTGTTGGAAATTGAATTGTAAAAGTTCCACTAGATACTGTTTTATCACCACCAAAAGCGATAACAGCAACAGCTTTGTCAGATTGTGAATCGTTATAAATTAATGCACCATTTGCAGTAAAAGAAGCTGATGTAAAACTAACATCTGAAAAATCACAAACTGCTGTAGTTCCATCGGTTGTTGGTGTTACACTTGTAAGTGTTGCACCACCTGCAGAGTATGCAGACCCTGATGTATTTGAAATTTCATTTGATGTTGAATAAGCAGTTGTGCCTGCACCTAAAGATGCATCACTTGTAAACAAAGCTATTTTAAAAGTATGTCCACTTGATGCAGTAAAATTATGTGTGCCCACTAAAATTTCTTGTTTGAAACTTGTACAAATTGCCGATGATATTGCCATAATTTATTCTCCTACGGGTTTGCTGAGTTAACTGGAATACGAACAGCACCATCAGTGTAATCATCTCTTCGTCTTCTACCAACTTGCTCGTTAGCAAACTTCTGTACCTCTTGTTTATACTTATTTTCATATAGTGTCAACATGTCTATCGGACCTTTTAAAAAACCATAGGTTTCTGATAAACAACAATATAAAAGACCATTTGGAAAATTAAGACTGATATAATTACTAGTATTATCTGAAGCTAAAGTAGCTGGCATTTTGTTATAATGAACTCTAAATTTGTATGTTGCATCAGGAACGGGAGCTACGAATATACGTCCAGAGTTAGTATCTCCATCTCCTGTTGCTCCTCCAAACATAGCATAGTATTTAGGTTGTCCTCTTTTTGTTGACTCTGTAGAGGGTATGTATTCTTGTAAATATGTTACATCTTTTTTTTCTAACCAAACATTAGCTCCTGTTGTAGCAGACGTTGAGCTATAAACTTGTATTCCTCTAATAAATAAAGCTCCACCAGGTGCATTGATAGTTTCTTGACCTACAACTAAGTTACCTATTTGTTGCACTCTATCAGCATCAATAGGCACATCTCTCATTATTCTATATTGTGCGTTTAAAATTATATTTTCTAATATATCAGTTGTTAAAACATTTGAATCTGTTTCTGTGTAATTTCTAATCTGTGTAACTAATCCACTATAACTTAATCCAGCCATTATTCTGACCCCTTACCATGTTTTTTATTTATTTTATCTTGTTTACGATTTGTAACTTCTTCGTATAAAACAAGATGTTCATCCTGTTCTGGACAAGCACATTGTTTAATACCAAATATTTTACAAATAAAGTTTTTTAATTTTTTTATCATGCTGTTAATGTAACTGGTCCTGCAGACACAGTTGGTCCTCCTGACTCTTCTGTTATACTAGGAGTTGCACCTAATGTAAATGTATACTTATCTGTTGTGGTCACTGTTATACTAAAACCACTAGAGTTTTCGTAAGTTGTAAATGCTACGCCACCTGGACTACCTACAACATTTCTAAATCTTACGGTATCACTTGTTGATCTACCGTGATTTGGTTCTGAAACTGTAATTGTTTGTGATCCTGATGTAATAGAAAAAGGATTATT